CCAATTTTGTCGGCTAAAACACTTGCATTGTGTTGTTTACCTCCTTTACCCTCGTAAGTCATTTTACAAGGAACTGATCCAACTGAATCCCACATTATACAAAGCGAATAATCTAACTCACCTTTTTCTTGTGCGTCCAATAGATCATTGATGTAATCTGTGATTTGTTCAATATAACTGAAGTTGTTATTAAACAAGAAGAATCCGTCCCAAGTTAATTCACCTGTTTCCTCATCAACTACTTCATCACAATTAAACCCCATCAACTTTGAGTGTTCAAAAGACCATTTTTGTTCCGTAATAATAAAGACAGGAAGAATTTCTTTCTTTTGAGCGTCAACCGCAGTTTTAATAAGTGCCGTTGTTTTACCTGTGTCGGAGTGACCCAATAACATATTAAGGTGCCCAATCGCAGGACCGGGTAACCCTACCGCATCCAAAAATTCAGAACCAAGATCAAAAAATCTTTGTGGTTTATATTTTGCGTCCGAAGAGAACTTTTTCTTCAACGAACTAAAGTCGTTCTTTTTAAGTGCCATGTTTAAAGTATTTGTACTATAAAATATAGATAAAAAAACGGGAACAATAAACTGCTCCCGTTCATTTAATTTGTTAATAAATTAGAATGGTAATTCTTCATCAATCTCGTCGTTTGCTTGTGGATCAGCAACTTCATTGATTGATTTTGGTTCTGGTTTTGGTGTACCTCCCATAGAAACTTCACTAACCTCATTGTTTGAATAAACGTACCCTCCCTTTTCAGAATCCCAACGTGGGGTTTCTCCACGAGCGATTGCCTCAAGATACTCAACAGGTTTTTTAGAATAAACATCTTCCCAAGTTAATTCATCTCCAACCCATTCAGCCATTTGTGACTCATCACCTGAAATTGGAGTTGGGTCGTCGTACATAACGGTTTGAATTACCGTATAAGTCGCTCCTTTTGGAGTTTTTGCCTTTGTCAACTCAAGGATTAAATCACGTCCTTTATCAGGATCTGTAATATCACCTTTCGCTTTCCAAATTGGAATAATTTTATCAAGGATTCCTTCTTGTTTGTAATTGTGTTTGAATCTCCAAAATTTAACTCCGTCTTGTTCTGCATCGCGGTCAATAACTTTAACAATATAAAACTTACGAGCTTTGTATTGTACGGCAAGTTGTTTATCCGTTTCTTTACCTGTAGACATAAGTTCTTCATAAACCTCAGTCAAAGGTGAACGCTCGTTATCGTTCTTTCCTGGATCATAAAATTTTTGCCATTTTCCGTCCACATTAATCTCGTGGAACCATACTTCTTTGAACGGTGAAGACCCGTCTGTTGTTGGAAGAATACGTACTCGTCTCTGTCCTTGTTTTTCGTTGTCTTTCAAAAGAGCCGCAAAGTATTTCTTCATTCGGTCTTCTGATGACATTTTAGAGCCGCTATTAGTGCTACTCTGAGTTGATTGTTCGTACTGTGCTAGTACCGCATCTAATGAATTTGTCGCCATGTTTTAAAAATTAAAAGTTTATGTTAAAATTATAAGTGTATAAAAAGTTATAGTCAAATAGTGTCGCCAAAAAAAGTTTAAGGTCGAAAATCTCGACCTTAAACCTTATGAATTATATCTGTTTAATAAAATATCATCTTCATCTTCCATCGGTTCGTTGAATGTTTTTTCAATCTCTGATGGGCTAAAGTTTTCTACTTCATCTTTTGTTAAAACGTATTCATTCTTACCTGTCATTTCCATCTCATCTTCTTTATCTTTAAAGAAATCCGATAAGTTTTGTTTGAATGGTCCTGAATCAAGTGATCTCAATTCTAATTTTTCTTGAGCCGTTTTAGGTCTATATTTTTCAACTTTCATTTCTAATGAATCAAGTTTAGAAACTATACCATCCATTTCTGAAAGTTTATCTTCCATATTTTTAATTTGGTTAAACAAGTTTTCAAAATATTCTTCTTGTTTGTCTGCCATTGTTTTTTGTGAATCAACTAAATCAGTAATATCTAACTCTTCAGTTCCTCCTTCTCCTTCTTCACCTTCACCAGGTAGTTCTTCAACATCAGGATCGTTAGCAACATCAACAGGAGTTGGTTCTGCACCTGCCGCTGGAGGTGCCGGAGGAAGTGGTGCTGCACCCGCATCAGCCGGTGGTGCTCCCGCTAAAGGATCTGCCGGTGCTCCTCCCGCTAAAGGATCTGCAGGTGCTCCTCCCGCTAAAGGATCTGCCGGTGGAACATCTTGTTCCATAATGTAACTATTAATTGAATTGTATCTTGCGATTTCTTGTAATATTTTTTTATCTAAACTCATCTTAACCGTTTAATAATGTTTTTATACCTTGATTGGTTTCAACTTGGATTTTTCTAAAAGTTTTCATTGTATTGTCAACTCTTTCGATAAGACCATCTTTCATTCTAACAGTATAACAATCGCCAGTGTCTAAATCACAAACTTGTTTGGTACCGTCACCCATATCTTTTTCGGATACTCTTGTATTTTTACCCAAGTAATTATCCAATATTAATTTTGTATTCATAGATTATTTTATTTATAAATATCATTAAACTGTGAAAGTTTGCACTGAAGCGTATTGTTGTGCGGCACTTATAAATTCATTTTCAAGTAATGCAATTTCTTGTTCGGTAAGTGTTGAGTATACATTTGCCGGTTGATTCACAGGATATGAAAGAACATATCGTTTGGCAAGTGCCTGATTAAAGTCTAAACCTGACTTAATATCTTCCTCAAATGCTCCCATAACATTTTTTATTCTATCTATTACAAAGTCAATGAAATTTTCAAAAGATTTAAATGTTGCAATTGGTAAATTATTCTTAGTACCTCTTTTAACACAATAGAATTTTTGGTTAATGTTATCAGTAAATGCTGGTCCATAAACTTCTTGTAAATTTATAGTACTATAATTATTTTCGTATCCTTTTATTACTTGACCTTCACCTGAATCAACATATATGAATTCAAACGCCATACCAGCATAAGCTTGGAATAAATTATCTGTAGTTTTACCTATATTCTTAGCAAGTAACCTTTGTACGATAGTATTGAATAACTCCCTAGTTGTTTTTGTTGTTTGTTGCGGTGTTTCAATAGGTTCATACTTCAGATATCGTGGGTTGATATTTTCTTGACAATCTTGGTTTTTAGTTAAAGTTTCTTGAGACTTTATATTTGCCAATACATTTTCTTTTTGGAATAATACATTCTCTGAACTTTCTCTTGTTTTCTTTTCTTTTTCCTGAATTTTAGTTTGAATAGATGATAATATTTTAACATTAAGTGTTTGAACAAAATTATCAATTTTAGGTAAACTATAAAACGGTTGTCTAGTGCCTTCAAAGCTCGTATTAAATCCTGTTTCATCTACTTTATGTTCAATTTTAGTGATCATATACGGACCTGAGAACATAGGTATATTTCTTATATTAAAATACATCATTGGTTGTATTAAAGCATTACCCATCATGTCGACTGAACAAGTATAACTTCTATTTTTATATAAATTATATAATGAGACAGATTGAGTTGTTGACCTTCTGTTTTTATCAAGGTTTGCCATTTGATTCAACATTTCTAACGACTCTGAAGTTGGTTTACCAGGATCTTGAGCAACACTGAATGATTTAAATATTTGTTGTGTTTGTTTTGTAATATCAACATTAAACCCAACTATTTTATTTGATTTAGCCCAATCTTGCTTATCAATTTGATTTTCAATTAAAGGATTATCACTAGCTCTTCTTAAATCAAATGCGTCATCTCTATATCTATAATCAATATTATCTTTCATATCTAAGTGTTCACTTGGTTTACTAGCGTAATAACAAAGGAACTTTGGTGAACTATTTCTATAGTCAACATTAAGGAATGTACCAAATAGTGTATTACCAAACTCTAAACTACCGTCAGGTCTTGGTGTTGGGTTTTTCTGTGCATCCTGTACATTATAGAAATTAACATAAGCCGGTAACATGAAGTGTTGGAAATTGTTTTGAACCAGGATAGTTGTAATCATATCTAATAATGTATTCTTATACATTGCACCATCAATAAGATCGACAATCTCAAAAATATCCACATATATTTTATCCCCAACATTACGACTTGCTCTATCCACCAACATCACATCTTCAAACAATGTTTTACTTTCAAAATCAAATCCTGCAATCCAACTATCGTTTAGTGCTTTGAACGTTTCCCAAAGTTCTGTTCTTGTTTGTTCTGTGAACCCCGCTTCTAAATCCGCTCTAACCTGAGTATTTTCTTCGGTAAGGAATACATTTGGTAGTTGTTTTCTCACCGCAGGTAACATAACA